ACCTGGCCGGATGAAATCAAGAAGTGGGAACACCTGAAATGTCTTGCCTGTTCCGTCGTGGTCGGCAGCGTGCCAGAACGGAGAAGAGCCTTGCAGCAGGATGCGGATATCTATATTGTGAACCGCGAGAACCTGGTTTGGCTCTATGAGAACAGCCGCCTTGATTTCGATATGGTCGTCCTGGACGAGCTGTCGAGTTTCAAGAACCACCAGTCGAAGCGGTTCCGGGCCATGAAGGCCTTGCGCCCCAGAGTGAAACGCATCGTCGGCCTTACGGGAACGCCCAGCGGCAATGGGTTGATGGACCTTTGGGCCGAGTTCCGCATCCTGGATATGGGAAAGCGGCTGGGGAGATATATCAGCCAGTACCGGAACCTGTACTTCCAACCAGATAAGCGCAATGGCATGGTGGTGTATTCCTACAAACCCCTGCCGGGAGCGGAAGAAGCCATCTATCACCAGATTGCCGACATCACCGTGTCCATGAAGGCGACCGATTACTTGAAAATGCCGGAGCTGGTGAGCGTAGCGAAAGAAGTCTGGTTGAGCGGGAAGGAAAAGGAACGGTATGATGAACTGAAGAAATCCCTGGTGCTGGAACTTCCAGGCGGCGAGATCACAGCCGCCAATGTCGCGTCGCTTACCTTGAAACTTTCGCAGATGGCGAACGGCGCCATTTATACAGATGACAAGGCTGTGGTGGCCATCCATGACCGGAAGCTGGATGCCCTGGAAGACCTGGTGGAAAGCGCCAACGGGAAACCGGTCCTGGTAGCCTATTGGTTCAAGCACGATAAAGACCGCATCCGGCAGCGGATGGAAGCCCGGGAACTGAAGGAGCCGCAGGACTTCGCCGACTGGAACGCAGGAAAGATTCCCGTGGCGCTCATCCATCCGGCCTCTGCCGGACACGGCCTGAACCTGCAGCAGGGCGGTTCCATCCTGGTCTGGTTCGGCCTGACCTGGAGCCTGGAACTATACCAGCAGACCAATGCCCGGCTCTGGCGGCAGGGGCAGGCGGACAAGACGGTCATCATACAGCACATCATAGCCAGGGACACGATTGACGAGCGCATCCTGAAAGTCTTGGAACACAAAGACGGAACCCAGGACGCACTGATCGAGGCAGTGAAAGCTGACCTGGGCATGACGAAAACGGGAAATGGGGGCATACTATGAAGCAGGAACCGGAAGGAGAAGGAACACGTATGGAAGCCAAAGCGTACCTGGAACAGGCACGGAACATCAACATACAGATAGACAGCAAGCTGGAGCAGGTATCCGCTTTGCGGCAGCTGGCCATCAAGGCATCATCGACACTCAGCCCGGTGCCGCCGAGCGGGACGCCCAACCCGCACCGGCTGGAAGAAACCATTGCCCGCATGATGGATATGGAGCATGAAGTGGATGAAGCCATCGACGTCCTGGTCGAACTCAAGGCAGACATCATGAAGACCATCAGCCGGGTGCCGGATGCCCGGGAACGGGTCGTCCTGGAACTCCGCTACCTGGCCTTCAAGGACTGGGCGTCCATTGCCGATGCCCTGGGGCTTCATGTCCGCCAGGTGTACCGCCTGCATGACGAAGCCCTGAGACACATCGAGATTCCTGGAGAATGTCACTAAATGTCACTAAAGCAGCACTTGATGTCACTGGCTTCTGTAAGATATACTATAATCAGCAAGAAAAGAATGAAGGGCCGAGGCTTGAACGCCATCGGTCCTTTTTTGATGCCGGAGATGATACGAATGCCAAGAAGACCGCAGACACCGTGCAAGTATCCAGGATGCCCAAAGCTAGTGCCGTATGGAAGAAAGTATTGTGAGGAACATAAACGGCAGTGCCAGGGCGACCGGGTTAATGCAGAAACACGTGGCTACGGACGAGAGTGGCAGAAGGCCAGGAAGTTCTTTCTGAAACGTCATCCATGGTGTGTCCGATGCAAAGAGAAAGGACGGCTCGTCCCGGCAACGGTCGTGGATCATATCAAGCCGCATCGTGGCGACCCGGACTTGTTCTGGGACGAAACGAACTGGCAACCTTTGTGTAAGAGCTGCCATGACCATAAGACGATGACCGAAGACCGGGACATCGAGTACAAGTACTGAAAACAAGCGGGGTGGGGGGCTGTCAATCTCTGCAGCCCTTCCAGCCATGACCGCCGCCCCCTCAAATGGGAAAAACCGCGAAATTCATAAGGGGGGATATAAGGACGGAATTCAATCGAATATCAGGCAGCTCCAGGCTTATGGCCCGGGGCTTTTTTGTTGCCAGGAAGAAGGGAACCTTCATGAATGACTGCCAGCGCAGGCAGATTGAAACCATGCGGAAACAGGGGATGGGATACAAGGCCATCGCCCGGGAAACGAAGCTGTCACGGGACAGCGTACGGAATTATTGCCGCTGGCATCATCTAAATGGATACGGAGCCGCCATCGCCGCGGCATCCAGAAAGGAAACAGCGTATGAAGACATCGGATATGGAATGGAAAGTCCTGCCCATCGGCCAGCTGAAGCCTGCGGCATATAACCCCAGGAAGCAGCTGAAGCCCGGCGACAAGGAATACGAAAAAATCAAGCACTCCATCCAGGAGTTCGGCTATGTGGAACCCATCATCGTCAACTATGATATGACCGTCATCGGCGGGCATCAGCGCCTGACCGTATTGAAGGAAATGGGCTATGAAGAAGTGCAGTGTGTGGTCGTCCATATTGAAGACGAACACAAGGTCAAGGCCCTCAATATCGCGCTCAATAAAATCACCGGCGCCTGGAACGAACAGCTCCTGGCCGACCTCATCGTCGATTTGCAGAGCGTCGATTTCGATGTAAATCTGACAGGCTTTGAGGCGCCGGAAGTGGAGCAGCTCTTTTCTAAAGTCCACAACAAGAAGGTGAAAGAAGATGACTTCGATGTGGACGGAGAACTGGAACAGCCGGCTATGGCCAAGGCAGGGGATATCTGGCTCATGCGGGAACACCGTGTCATCTGCGGCGATGCCACGCTGCCGGAAACCTACACACGGCTGATGGACGGCAAGAAAGCCAATCTGGTGCTGACGGATCCTCCGTACAATGTGGATGTGGAAGAAACGGCCGGGAAAATCAAGAACGACAATATGCCGGACGATAAATTTTATCAGTTCCTGTTCAGCGCCTTCGTCAACATGGAGCAGAACATGGAACGGGATGCATCCATCTATGTGTTCCACGCCGATACGCAGGGGCTGAACTTCCGCAAGGCCTTCAAGGACGCAGGCTTCTACCTGTCCGGCTGCTGCATCTGGAAGAAGAACGCCCTGGTCCTGGGCCGCAGTCCGTACCAGTGGCAGCACGAGCCGTGCCTGTTCGGCTGGAAGCTGAACGGGAAACACCAGTGGTATTCCGACCGCAAGCAGACAACCATCTGGGAATATGACCGTCCGAAAGCCAGTAAGGAACATCCGACCATGAAGCCAGTGGCGCTCATGGCCTATCCCATACAGAACTCGTCCATGAGCCACTGCATCGTCCTGGACCCGTTCCTCGGATCCGGCTCCACGCTCATGGCCTGCCAGCAGACGGACCGCATCTGTTATGGCATCGAGCTGGACGAGAAGTTCGTCGATGTCATCGTGAAGCGGTATATCAGCGAGTGCGGGAGTGAAGGCGTGTTTGTACTGCGTGGGAATGAGAAAATTCCCTATGATAAAGTGCAAGAATGACTTGCTATTATCGGCGTTCAGAGTGATATATGTACTAGCAAAACAAGGAGGTACATAGACCATGACAATCCAGACGAACCTGAACGACCGCAAGGAACTGGCCAGACGGCTGATTCCTTTCAACCATAACGAAAAGCTTCATTACACCGGGACGCCGGCCTTTGCCTACGAAGGGCAGGGCTTCCGCATCCTTCGCAGCGGCGATATCGAATGCGATGATGAAAAGACAGAAGCCGCCATCACGGCTTTCCTGCAGGAAGCCGGAATCCTTCCGCAGCCGAAACCGGAAGAAGGAACGGAAACCGAAGTAACGCAAGAACCGACACAGCAGGATGAAACGCCAGAATCGGAAGCACTGCCGCAGACGGAGCCGGACAAGATGGAAATCAAGGTTCCCAATGATGGCATGGATGGGGCGCAGCTCCGCAACCTGGTCTTCATGCTCCATGCTCAGCAGTACCTGCTCAACCGGGCCGCAGGACATGAAAACATCCATGTGCCGGACAGGCTGGTGGAAGACCTGAAAGAAGAACCCGGTACAGACCGGACTTCCTTCTTTGCCATCTATCAGAACTACGGAAAGGAAGGGCGGGGGTTCCTGATTGCCGCAGACACGGTGACATTCTGCTTCTCCGCGACCGGCAATGCCGTAAAGAACCGCGCCCTGATTGAACTGGCGGCTTTCATGGTCAGTGCGGCGAAAAAGGCGAAACGGGTCCAGCCTGCCACACGGAAGCCGGAAAACGAGAAGTACTACCTGCGGATGTGGCTCCTGCGCATCGGCATGGGAACCAAAGCCAGCCACGAATCGCGCATGGTCCTGCTGAAAGGCCTGAACGGATGGAGTGCTTTCCGCACGGAAGAAGAGGCCATGACCCATGCCAGAAAGCAGAAGGAACGCCGGCATCCGAACCTATAAACCTTCGATTTAATTCATAATTATTCTCAAAATAGCTTGCTATTGTGTGCCTTTAGAGTGATATATAGTGTACCAAAAGAACACACGCACACATAGAAAGGACAGAGATGATTATGAAAACACTGCACTTTGGAATCGAAATGGAAATGACAGGGATTACGAGAAGCCGGGCCGCCAGCCTCATGGCCCGCTTCTTCGGGACGGAAAGCCGGCACGAAGGCGGAGCCTACGATACCTACACTGCAAGGGATGAACAGGGACGGAAATGGAAAGCCATGAACGACTCCAGCCTGGTTCCCCAGAAGAAGGTGAACGGAAACATTACAGATGCTTCCAGCTTCTACCGCACGGAAGTGGTCAGTCCCATCCTTTCCTACGAAGACATCCCGAAGCTGCAGGAACTGGTGCGGACGCTTCGCAAGGCCGGAGCTTTTGCCAACAAGTCCTGCGGCATCCACATCCATGTCGGGGCCGAACAGTTCACGGCAAAGACCCTGCGGAACCTGGTGAACATCATGGCGAGCAAGGAAGACATGATTTACCGCGCTCTCCAGATCAACCCCTCGCGGGAAAGCCGGTACTGCCGGAAGACGAACACCGCTTTCCTGAAGGATCTCAACCGGAAAAAGCCGGTCACCCTGGACGGCATCGCCAACCTCTGGTATCAGGAAGCGCCTTACGGACGGAATCATCATTACAACAGCACCCGCTACCACGGGCTGAACCTGCACGCCACCTTCACCAAGGGAACCGTCGAGTTCCGGCTTTTCAACGGGACGCTTCACGCCGGGGAAATCAAGGCATACATCCAGTTCTGCCTGGCTGTCGCCCATCAGGCTCTCACGCAGAAGAAGGCCTCGGCACGGAAGACCGAGACGGATAATGAGAAATACGCCTTCCGGTGCTGGATGCTCCGGCTCGGACTCATCGGCGACGAATTTAAGGCCTGCCGCCTCCACTTCCTCAAACACCTCACGGGCAATTCCGCATGGCGCAATGCCGCCGCTTGAAGGAGATAGCCTTCCGGGCAGCTTCGGCTGCCCTTGGGGTGGTAGAAGGGCATTCCCTTCAGAAAGGATGAGAGCGATGAAACAAAGAATCTACATTGCCTACGGCAGCAACATGAGTGAAGTACAGATGGCAAGACGGTGCCCTGATGCCGTTCTTGCAGGAACGGGCCGGATCCGGGGCTATGAACTTCTCTTCAAAGGGTCCCTGACAGGATGTTACGCCACTATCGAAAAGAAGGTGGATACCTTCGTGCCGGTTGTTTTCTGGCGCATTTCTTCGGCGGATGAACGGCGGCTCGATGCCTATGAAGGCTTCCCGCGGTTCTACTACAAAAAAGAAGTGGAAATGGAAACAGATGACGGCATCATCAGCGGTCTTGTGTACATCATGCACGAAGACCGGCGGTTCGGCATCCCGGAAGACTGGTACTACCAGAACATGGAGCAGGAGTACCGCAAATTCGGTTTCGACCTGTCCGTCCTGCGGGCCGGTCTGCGGCACAGCCGGGAACGGATGGAAGGGACGCGGGTGCGGCTTATCGCCATGGATGACAGGCAGGCACCGTCCAGGGGAACTGAAGGCACCGTCCAGTTCGTCGATGATGCCGGAACCATCCATGTACAGTGGGATACGGGCAGCAGTCTTGGGCTGGTACCCGGAGCCGATGAATGGGAAGTCATCGAATAAGATGCATAAATATCGGATGAATGACTTGCTATTATGTGCGTTCAGAGTGATATATATACATGACAAAGGGGATAAGCCCTAGAGGAAAAGCACACGAAAGCGAGGATTTTACCATGACAAACATCTATGCACTCCGCAACCATTTCGAACTCCGCGAATACCAAACAGCCATAACAAGGGCTGATTTTGAAGCCCATTTCAAGGCTACCAAGGAAAAAATGACCTTCACTTTTGGCGGATGGGATGGCGAAAGCTACGATGGCGAAAGCCGCACGGCAAGGGTTTACCGGACTGATATAAAAGGCTACGAAGATGCCCGGTTCATCAAAGTCGGCAAGGGGTTTCATTATATCGAGGAAGACCGCCAGGTGCTTGAAAAAGCAACCGGGGCAACCCATCCAAGCGCCGGATGGCTGGTCGATGTCCTGAAAAGCACGAAGTAAGGGAATCCTGAAGACGGGGCTGCAAGGCCCTGTTCTTTGCCATAAAATAAAATGCATAAATTTTCTTTAGAAATGGTAAAAGAAAATCTGGGAAGGCTGCAGCCGCGGCCTTCTCTGCCGTACAGCCCGCAAGGGCTTTTTTTATTGGGAGGTGAGCGCCATTGGCTGTACGAGGAAGAAAACCGAAGCCGACGGCGCTCAAGGTGCTGGAAGGCAATCCCGGCCATCGTCCCCTCAATAAGAAGGAACCCATGCCAAAGGGACGGCTCCCTCGCTGCCCGGACTGGCTGGAGGATGATGCCAAGAAAGAATGGAAGCGGCTGGGGAAAGTCCTCGCTGAGATGGGGATGCTGACCCATCTGGATATGATGGCCTTTGCCGGATACTGCCAGGCGTATGCCCGGTGGAAAGGGGCTGAAGAGTTCATCACCCAGCATGGGGATATGGTGCGGACGCCGAACGGCTACCTGCAGCAAGTGCCGCAGGTGTCCATCGCCCAGACGAACCTCAAGATCATGCTGAAATTCTGCGAGCAGTTCGGCCTGACTCCGTCTGCCCGGAGCCGCATGATCGGGGAAAAAAACGGGGCAGAAACAGAAACGGATGAAATGGAACTGCTGCTAAGGGGGTGACAAGTTTGGCGTTTGTATATAAGCCGTCAGCGTTCATGCTGCCGGATTCCCGTTATGATGAAGAAAAGGCTGACCGTGCCGTCGCTTTCATCGAGCATCTCTGTCATACCAAAGGAAAATGGGCCGGGAAGCCTTTCCTCTTATTGCCCTGGCAGGAACAGATTGTGCGTGACCTGTTCGGCATCGTCAAGAAAAACGGGAAGCGGCAGTTCCTGACGGCCTATATAGAGATTCCAAAGAAGAACGGGAAAAGCGAGCTGGCTGCAGCCATCGCCCTGTACCTTCTTTATGCCGATAATGAACCGAGTGCCGAAGTGTATGGTGCGGCTTGTGACCGCAATCAGGCATCCATCGTCTTTGATGTGGCACGGCAGATGGTCGAGATGAGTCCGGCCCTGATGCGCCGTTCC